TGTATATGTTTTTGCTGTAACCAGCCAATACGATCTGATTAAAGAACGCAGGATTGCCATCAGCTAATTGTCTATTGTCAAAGATAGCATTGTTCATAGTAGCGTAACTAGATATATCTACTTGGTTAGATACCATAGCTCGACTAACTAATTCATTAACTACCACTAAGGTAGCTTCAATCTTTTCTATTTGGCTTTGTACTTTGCCATCAATATATTTTTCAACTGCGACTACATCAACAGATACTTCTGGTGTTTCTTCAGTTACTTCAGGTTCTTCTGCAGCAACTATATCTTCCTCCATTGGTTCGTCAGTAGGTTCTGGTCGTTCTTCTTCAACTTCTGCCTCGACAACTTCTTCTTGTTTTGGACTATCTGTTTCTTGAATTGGTTGCTCTGCAATAACTTCTTCGCTACTGGGTTGCTCTTCAACTGGTTCATCAACTTGCTCCACCACTGCAATAGGATCGGCCTCTGGTTCTGGAGCTGCGGGTTCAGGTGCAGTTGTTGTTTCCACAACTGGGATAGGATCGTATGCATCAGTAATTTCTTTTGTGTTAAATTCTTCTTCAGGAATGTCTGGTTCTGGTTCAGGCATAGGTATGTTAACTGGTATAGAAGCCACGATAAATACAGGCTCATCTATTTCTATTTCTTCAGGCTCCCATGTATAATCAGGTACATCTATAACTATCTCTATTTTTGGTTGTTCAATGTCTACAATTATATCTACCAGATCATCTTCAATATCTACAATTACATCAGCTATATCTTCTACTGCTTGAGGACAAGTGTTAGGTGTACGTTCCCAACAATAAGTGATTGCACTAGAGCTACTGCTTGTAGTAGTACCATAGGTAAGACTCAATGCAGGATTCTTAATATCTGCAGCTCTGTGTCCACTAGTTATCTCATGTGTAAAATCAAATCTAACTTTAACAGAACCATTGGTACTAGTGTTAGCACCGATACTCATTATATCTTCGTAGTTAGTATAGGCAGTAGTAGCATTACTTGAGATTGTTCTAGTTTGTGTAGTCGTCTCATCAGCATCATTAGTATATGACTGACTCATTATTACAGACTGTTGATTCTTATTCCAAAACCAAATGTCAGCAGCTAACTTAGATGTAAAGCCTTCAGATAAACTATTACTTAAACCACCATCTGCTTGATGTATTTTTGTTTCTACATACTTACCATGTACACCTGCAATAGTTCCATTGCCATGTCTAGTTGACTGATTAGTTCCAAACCAAGTACCATCAGTAAAGTCCTGGCTAATTAGATTACCAGTAGTAGTGTAGCTAGTATTGTATGTAACTGTGGTAGTAGTCTTGTCACCTGGATTAGGTAGGTTCTCTGTAATTGTAACTACGTCTGCGTTACTTGTTACCGAGTTTAATAGTACCACCAGAATAATTAATAACCTGACTATCATCTATATCCTTTAATATTTCATTATCTATTTGTTCTGTAATGCGTAGAGTCTTAACATACTCCTCATAGTCTGGTCTTAGCTTACCATACTTTTCCCATTCAGTTTTTGCTTCACTACCAATTTTTGAATTGTAAGGACAGTAAGTACCTGCCATGTGCATTGCACTAAACACTCTTGAGTCTTGACACATAATAGCAATCGCAGCAACTTTCATGTTCATGTCATGCAGAGCTTTAGCTAGTTTAAGTCTTTCACAATTTAAATCACGCTTAGTCATACCAAGACTAGCACCAAACGAAAAAGTTTGACCACCAGCAGATATACCTACAGTACATAAGTCTTGCGACATACTAGATATAGCAGGAGCTGATGCACTAGGTACTACTCTGGAATCACCAGTGTATGCATTAGTTGTATTAGTTGTATTGGTATTGCTACTTGATCCTGTGCTATAGGTAGTGCTAGCAGAAGATGAGTAGCCTCCTGTTATGGCTGTATTTGAGCCACTAGAATTTACCTGATCATTGTCAGTTGCACCAGAACTAGTAACATCTGCTATTGCAGAATCCATTAATGCACTAAAAGCCCACAACATACAGACTGTAATTACTACAGCTATACCTATACTTCTCATCATACTTCTTCTCCATATCTGCTCTCGCAGTAAAATTCAAAACCTGTCATCTCATCACCGTAGTCAATAAGGTGTGGAGCTAATAACTCAACCTTATGGTCAGTGATAAATTCCCAACACGCCCAAGTATCGTCAAATGATTTTAATTTATATTCTCTAGTAAGTTGTTCTCCACCACTAAATGTCAGCATGATGGTTATAACAAAGAACATCATTTTTTAACTAATGATCCACCAAAGTATAAACCAATAATAGCTGATACAAGGTTAGTATCTAATGGGGTTATGACGATACCTCTATGTGCCATAGGTACCCACTTCATAATTTCTTTACCTTCTAAAAATAAGAAGCCAGGTTTAAATTCTGTGTAACCTACAATCACTTGTGCTTGTGGGTCTATTAAGGGAAGTATCTTTGGTAAGACTACAATCGAGAATACTGCTGTTAAAGCAATAATACGTCTAGTCCACTGGAAGCCTACGTTTTCGTATTCACGTGCTTCTTTAAATATCTCTGCTTGTTTATCAGCTCTTGCCAATAACATTTTTTGTTCAGATTGTTTGGCTTTAATAGATTGCGACCATACAGTCATCAATCCACCAAGCATGGTACTACCCAGCATGGTAATCATTTCAAATGGCATTAGTGCCTCCTATTTAATTGTATATCCTGTCGGCTGGGTCGATAAGTTGGGAGTCTTGTCAGGTTGATTACCTGAAAGAATATCTTCTATGTTTTTATTTATGTACCAAATTACTGAACCTATAATACTATCTCTAGTAAAAGTGTCCGAAATATCTTTTAGTGGACAGCCATACTGTAATAGTAATGATACTGCCTTACTAGAACTGCGAAGTTCTCTATCTAATGTAGACTCTGACTTTTTAGTTTTAATCCATACAGCTACAGGTAAAATTCCATTTTTATCAAATACATAATCAAGGATAGCATTGAGAGGATTTTCGTCTACTGTAATTCTCACATTATGTGAGTACATTCTGTTTGGTGTTTGAAATCTTGCCACTTCAGTCATTTTCTAATTCTATCAACATTTGCAATACGTGTATTGCTTTGTTGAGGTTTTCAATTCGAGAGCCTTTTTTTCTAATGATATACTGAATAGCATCGCCTTCAGCTTTACCTATTTTATTCTTTATAAAAAATTCCATAGGTTGAATCTTGAAGTCTAAGTAATGTTCACCACCAACTTGTTCATAAAACGAACTCATGGACAGACTTTATTCCATTTACCACCCTTTGACAAGACCATTGGTAACAATTTTGGTAAACCATCTATGATGATACCACAACTAATAATAGGTCGAGACTTTTGGGTTTTGCAATACTCGAAAGCTAGTGACTTAGCATCTATAAGACAGCCTACTTGCATACCCCAGTTTAAATTATTAGGGTTTCCCCAGTACTGTATTGAACAAGATGAATGATAGTGGCCTTGCACTGTTGGACAACCATATTGCTGTGCTACCTTTAACACGTTAGCTGACTTGCCATGACAGAAGTAAACCTCTTGACCATTGGACATGGTGATAAGAAGATCATCGTGCCACTTCCAACCAGTCCCTACTTGTAAGAACTCATTATAAGACTTCATGGCAGCTCTTGGCAAACCACTAGCCTTCTGTCTACGATAGACTAACGAACCATGATTACTGTCCATCAGATCTACTTTAGGAAACAGTTTTTCCATTTCATGTATGGTAGGTAGTGAGGCTTGATGTTCGGCACCTGCACTGTATAAATCAGGATCACTGTCGTGAAAACTTATGGCATGAGAATCAACTTCATCACCAATGTGTATAACACGATCAGGCTTGTACTTTTTTTTAATAGCAGTAAGAAATGAAATTAAATCTGGATGATGGTAAGGACAGTGTGTATCTGAAATAACTAGTATGACTGAGTTTTTAGACATACCTATTTATACACTACTTTACCCTATATGTGCAATACTAGCTAAATGATCTAATAATCAAGAATAACATCTGGGCAAATACGGTAATGCCAATAGTCCACACTAAAGTCCGTAATTGTCGCATATCTTTTTCGATATGAAATAGATGATTATCCTTGAGGGTATTGAGCTTATTATCCATTAGCTCTAGTTTACCCTCAATGCGGATAATGGCTTCTCTATTCTGACTTTCCGTCATCTTCAGCAAGTTCTTCTTTAGGCAGTTGAGCTTGAAGCTGTCCTGTCCAAAAATTTATTAAGATATCTAGGTCAGCTTTTTGCTCACCAAGTCTAATTAATTTATCAAAGACTCCTCTACCTTTATCAGATAAGGTAGTTTGATCGTATTCTTTATCGTTTATTGTAAACATTTTATCTCCTTAGTTTTAGCTAAGTGTACTTATATCAAAAGAACTGTCAATAGTTTCTACTACTACATCAGCAGTCCAGACTGTGTACTTTTTATTGTACATATCATCCCAATGTGCAACATCAAATAGACCTAGTATCTCAGCCTTAGTGTAACCACTAGGAGCTTTTGATGGTGTGTCTATTTTAACATTACCACTAAAGATATGTGGGTGAGTAGTCTTAGTATACTTATATTCAACAGACCATTCAATTACGTGTCCGTCAGCATTTTTTGTAGGGATTGCTTTTACCCATGCTTTAGTAGCATCACTTGCGTGTGTCATATTATTCTCCTTTTAGAGCTTTAATTTCAGCAGAAAGCTCTTTGACTGCGTTTATTAAATACCAAGTTAAGTTGTCAGCGTTTAATGTTTTGACTCCAGTAGTTTCAGTATTAATTAAATCAGGTAAAATTTCTTCAATTTCTTGTGCAATAGCACCTAATTGAGTACCTTGTTTATCAACCACTGCTGATTCAGGATTATCAAAATCCGTAATTTCTTCTAGAGTTCTATATTCAAAATTTCTAATTTGTATTTTATTTATAACATCTAAGCCGATGTTATTATCTACAATTTTTTTCTTAATACGTCTATCAGAAGTTGTTTGAAAAGCAGTAGTGTTACCACCGTTAAATATAGTACCTCCGTCTGGATTAATAAAAGCAGTTTGAGCACCTTTACCAGCAACATTAAGTGAACCAATAACAATTTCACTACTATTTCCAACTGCTGAACCTCTAACTGCTTGACCAATTAATATGTTATTACTACCAGTTGTAAGTGTTGTAGTTGCGGTTCCAGCATCTTTACCAATACAAATATTACCAGTACCTGAATTAATTAAAGCACCAGCAGCATCTCCAATAGTAATATTTTGACCACCTGTGTTTATACCTGTTCCAGCATTATGTCCAATTGCCGTATTATTATCACCAGAAGTTACAGCATCTAATGTGCCATTACCAACTCCTACATTAGATGATCCACCGTTTGCTAATCTTAAAACATTTTTACCTATTGCAATATTATTAATTTCAGTAGTAGAAGTTT